TCTATGTTATCTGGAGGTTGCATATCAATCACACCAGTTGATAGTGTATCTACAATAGATGTAGCATCTAATCCACCTATAATAATTTCTGGTATAATTACTTCTGTTGTTTCAGCTAGTGCCGTTATTTGGGTTATTTCGGCTATTTGTGTTTGTTGAGCGATAACTAAATCAGCAAGGGTCAAAGTCAGGCTTAAATCGTCTATAATAGAGCCTAATCGCCCAATTCCATCGCCTTTATCAGCACCAAAGACATTAACTGAGATTGACGTGTTATCAATATTAAAATCTTGCTCTAAATTAATCGTAAATGTTGATGTGATAATTCCGTCATTATAATCGCTGGTAAAATTATATTGAAGTACTTCCGTTTGTGTTCCGTCATTAAATGTTAGCGTTGTGTTTACAGGGTCAAGATTGTTATCAGTACCTGTTGAATTGCACCACTCACCTGAACTGTTATTACAGCCATACGATTTGATAGAACCATGCACCTTGCTAATATATTTTGTATCACTATTTATGTTTCCTAAAGTTACAGATTGAGCTACAGCACCCCCATCACTTCCACTAAATCTTACCATTTCAGATAGCTGAGAATTCTGATAGTCTTTACCATCAAAAGAAGCTGTGCCAGATAAAATCCAGCCATCAGTTCCACCATCAAATGAACCGTTATTTAGGACGTTTGAGGTTTCCTGTGCTTTGGTTGTTTGAATCGCTGTAATTGCTAACAGTATAATCACCACCCAAATAGTCAGGATACTTAAGAATCTGTCCATAATCGTTTATATACCCCATCATTTTATAATACTTAATGGCTTCTTGACCAATAAGAGCCTTAGAACCGTCCCATATACTGCAAGGCGTTCCAGAATGTAGCATAGCTGACCATACTGCTTTTGAATCAGCACACAAGATACTGACAGATGCAACCTTAAGCCCACTTTTTGCTAATGCCATGCTCAATGCACGATTTTCACATCGAAAATCTGTAAAAGTTGTACCAGTACTAAAACCAACTACTGATGTTTGTATTGCTCCCACTACTGGGAAAGAGCAGATCATTTGAGAATAAGATTGTACGTTAGCTGATGCTGCTGTTGGTGGAGGCTGGTTCGCATAATTAACGGTACTGTCAGCACTATAACTATTCATAGCTGTTAAACCAAGAACAATTATCATTATAAATAAAAATATTATGAACCCTTTTCTCATAATTTTTACAGTACTTCCTCACAGGAAAATGAAACGCCGTATAAACTAATTCTATCTGCTGACCACGTTAATTCATTGCTTGTCATTCGCATAACGCATTTAGGACTTGCATAAGTAACAGTCGCATTGTTTGCTAGTGCTGCTGATAAAGATGGCTCAATGGTTAATGTTGCAACCCCACTTCCATTACTAGCAACGTCAGCAATAATCATATGCAATTTACTGGTTGCTCCAGAATTAAACTGTACATAATCACCTTTCTTAAATAGTTGTGATTCAGACGCATCAGCTCCGTCAATCGTTACATCATATGCACCCACAGCAAAATCAGCGTTAACAGCTACAGTATTTGATATTGTGCCTTGTACTGCCTTTGCGTCTGAATCGCCCATTAAAAATGTTCCAAACTGTCCGTTTAATTGCATAAAAAAAGCTAACCATTCATTGGCTTGTGATCTTTTCATAGGTGGTAAAGTAACTGTGCTGTACCATTTTGAGCCTGTAAATTTATGTACTTGCGTTGAATAAGTAAATGGACTTTGCGATTGTGCTACGGCTCTTGCTATACCCCATTCACTTCTTATGAAGTTTGGAGTTGTTGGCATAACAAGTGGAAAAGTAGGCTCTGCCATTTTTATGCTCCAAAGTCTTTAGCAAAAGTTCCACCACGCAATCTTGCGTCTTGAACTGCTGATAATGTTGATTGTTGTATTGCTGGAAGTAAGTTCATCACTTCGGCTCTAACGGTTTGTGATACACCAGTTGCAAAGTTTAAGTTTTGCTCTATTACAATAGAACCTCCACCACCACCCATACTGGATAGATTATTATTGTTTACAATATTACCTGCTGATTTGGGTACAAACATTTCTGCTCCACGTTCTCCAACCATATAAGGCATATTAGCATTAACACTTCCACCACCAGCCATAGCACCAAGTGGCATTGATGGACCATTTAGCCCACCCATTATCTGGTTAGTATTTGTCAAAGAACTTGTAGAGGAAAATGGATTAAATACCGATTTTACACCAGCCAAAATATTATCAAATATACTCCCACCGCCAAAAGATGAAGCAGACATTGATTCTTTAATTCTTTTTAACATTGGCTCAATAACTGCCAACTGAAATATTAAAGAAACAACTTGCTGTGCAACACTTTGGAATATATCTACCATAGAATCTTTAAAATCTTTTCCACTAACAACTGCTTGACCAAATGCTGTTGATATATTTTTTCCTATACCTTCAAACACTTCGTTTACTTTATCAAGTTGTTCGTTTTCTAAATCAAATTGTTCTGTAATTGATTCAGCTTTTCTATCCTTTGCAATTGCATTCAATTCAGCTTGAAGCTCAAATTTTTCTCTAAGTTTTTTGTTTACTTCTGCTAAAGCTAAGACTTCCTTCTTCTGTAGTTCCTTAGATAATTTTGCATCATCATTAAATTCTTTCCTTGCTTCTTTTAATCTATTAAATTCTTCGGTTTGTGCTTTTATAGAAGCATTTAATTCATCATTTGCTCCAACAAATTCTTTAACTTCTTTGATTAGTTGATGAATTGCTATTCCACCCAAAGCAACACCAGACATTATCATAAATAATGGATTAGTTAACATAGTCAAAGTTAATGCCTTCATACTTGCACCTAGTCTTACGATTGCATTTATAACAGCGACACCAGCCAACACTTGAAAAAATAATTTTATATTATCAATATTGTCTACAAGGAATCTGACAAATTTAGCAAGAGATTCTCCTAATGTTTTTCCTATTTCTTTAATTTTTTCTTGATTATTATCTAAGAAAACATTTAAGTCGCCAAATTGCATTTTTAATTCTGCAAAAAAAGTTTCACTTACTGCAATCTGAAATTGCATAAACTTATCTTTAATCATTGATAGAGTACCTGTTAAAGTACCAGCAAGTTCATCTGTAATACTTCCAAATGTACCACCTTTGCCAAAAACTCTTTCAAATGCTTCTTTAGTTTCTTCGGCAGATACAGTTGCACCAGCAGAAAATCCTAGTAAATCTCTTACTCCTCTTTCTCTAAAAACATCAGCACTTGCTATACCACCAGAAAAAGACCTTTGTATTTGTTCAGCAGTTTGCCTAAAATCTAATCCTGTTACGGCTGCAACATTACCAGTTATTTTTAAAACTTCTGCTAATTCATCTGCGTCTTCTGCTACAACAGCTAAATTTCCAGAAGCCTGTTGTATTTCACCAAGTGTAAATGGAACTTTTCCAGCAAATTCAAGCATTTTCTCAAATGCTCTTTCGCCTTCTGCTGCTGACCCAAAGAGTGCTTTTAGTCGTATCTGTAGATTTTCAATTTGGATTCCTGTATCTATAACACCTTTTATAAATATAGCTCCAAATGCTACACCTAAAACAGAACCTATTTTTAAAGCAGTAACTGATACTTTTTGAAGTGATTTGCTAAGATTGCCTAAACTTTTAGACATACCAGAGCTGGATTTTTTAACAGATTGATTGGCTTGAGCCATTCCTTTCTTTAAACCAGAAAGGTCGGCGTCGATTCGTACGGTTAGCTTATCAAGTTCAGTTGCCATTATTCGTCTGGGTTTAACTCCATTAGTTCATCTAATTCATCTTTGCTCATTGGTGTATCTTTATTACCACCATTAAACTCGGAAAATCCTTTTATTGCTAGAGTTATTTCAGTAACACTCATATCCCAAAATAATGCTGGGCTTATACCTATCATTCCTACGCATACTTCAAGCCATCTTTGGTATGGTAGTTTGGCGTTTTCGTCTATTCCTCTACTGGGCTTTTTTTTTCTTCATCAGTATCGTCATCAACATTCAATGCCAAAGTAACTAATTCTCCAGCCATCTTAATACCTTCTAACATTCCAATCTCTGAAATTAAGACTTTAACTTCTTTGTCTTTTAAGTTATTTCCACCAGCTCTTAATGACAAAGTTATAACTGATATCATTTCTGTCATAGTAATATCAGCTTGTGCTAACTTATTTCCTAGCTTTAGAAAACTAAAACCTAAAGCCGTTTCTATCCTGATAATGGTATCAAGACTCATTCTTGCTTTGTATTCTACATCATTAAACGTCAGTAACTTTTCCGACCTTAACTTGTTTATGCTCATTGTCTTTCTCCAAAGTGGTTATGATTATTACTTCATTTCTATCTGCAACATTAACAGCAGTTTTGATTGTGTATGTCTGCTTATCAATTTTTACTAAATCTGTATCTTTAAAAGTTTTAAAATAAGGTGCTTCTATCTCAACACTTGTATCGTTGACATTAACTTGTGCATCTAATTTTTTAC